CGATGAATCGATTGAAATCATGAGACTCACGGAACGTCTTAAGATGTTGCAACCATTTGTTGATGAAGTCGAACAACTAGAAAAGATGTTAAAGGATTTGTTGGCTGAAAGGTTTGAACAAAAAGACGCAACAACATTTGTGTGCAATGATTTGAAATTTGTTTATAGTAAGCCTAGTGTTCGCAAGACAATTGATACGCTTGCATTAAAGAAGGCTGGGCTGTATGAACAATACGTAAAAGAAACACCGGTGGCTGCATCGGTAAGAATAACAAAAAGGAAAAATGATGGCGTTTGATAATAAAAACATGTCAGTGATTGCATATGCAAACGGATTCACTCTGTGGCATTATGTGTCCAATGACAACATAGAAACAATAAGAAAAGACTATTTCCCAAAAAGATTTGCAGACTTAACAGCAAACGGGGATTTGATGATAATCAATGCAGGTGATTGCACAGCAATAAAGGTCATTGATTTATCACCACAAACAAAAGAGATAACACTGTTAGATTTATAAAGGACGAACGATGAATGATACAGAAAGAGAATTGTTTGAGGCTGGCAACCGTCAAGCAAGACAACGACTCGCAAAGATAACAGCAATGGGAATCACTGCGACAAAGAACGCAAAGAACCCATTTTATAAATCGAAGTACGCACCATTAGATGTAGTGGTTGATGTACTCAAAGAGCCACTGTCCGAAGCTAAACTGTCTTACTATTTCTATACGACTACATCCTATATTGGAATAGAAGTTATAGATTTAGAAAGCGGCGAAGATGTGCTGGGTTCACTGTTTCCGCTTGGGAACATCTCAACACCGCAGGACATGGGAAAGGCAATCTCGTATGCTAAACGTTATTTGTTGAAGACCGTGTTCAATGTTATTGAACAGGACGAAGACGATGACGGCAACGAAGCCAGTGGTATAGTTGCAGATGCAAAGATTGCTAACGAAAAAAAGAAGCCTAATGTGTTAGACAAACCAAATAAAAAACTGGCACAAGACGATTTCTTTATTTAACTAAAAACAAAAAGGAAAAACTATGGAAGAAAATAAAGCAAGCAAAATTGGATTCATCAACAAGGGGGAAGACGGTTCCATGTGGGGAAACCTTACGTGGAATGAAGGACGTTATCTGATTCGTAATGTCCACAAAGAAGATGACGGCTCACGAGTTGCAGACATTCAAACTGAAACCGGCAAAACTTATTTGAACAAAGCAGGTAAGGAATGCAAGGAATACAGAAAGATTGGTGCACTGCGATTCACAAAAGACGGCGGAACATTAGCATTACAAACCCACCCATCAAAACCAGTGGTCAAGGAATCATTCATTGTATCACTGCACAATAACGATAAGGGCGAATACTTAATGCTGTCGTTCGAAGAACCAAACCCATACTTACAATACTTGGGTGCGGAAGTTAAAGCGGAAGAACCTGCAGTAGATGCAGACGAACTTCCTGAATTCTAAGGAATGGCGTGATGACGATATCGGAAGCATTCGATGAATACATCAAAGACCAAGGCGGGGATTCATATCTCCGTGCTTGGTTACGCCAGAAGTTACAAGAACGACCAGAGCTTTTAGATGAACTGCTTGTTGAAAAACTGAAGAAAGAAATTCAACAAGATGTAAAAGCTGTTGGTGCAAAGGGCAAAAATGTACCGCCAAAGATTGACGCTGGGTAGGGCAAAGGGAGCCCGTCCTCTGCTATATGCAAGTCACGTGCCCGGTTCGAATCCGGGCCCCAGCAACCAAGTTTGGTCAGCGCATCGTACGAACGGGTGCCAGTTCCCGTGACCACAACTGGCAATCAATGCGAGATGTGGAATAGGGCCAAAGATGACACCACTACTGCACTAGTGGTCACGGATTCCCACCCGTGGCATCTCGCACCAACAATTGGTCTGTAGTTCAGTGGCAGAACAGCGATAAAAATGAAGAACGGAGATTATATTTTAGTGGTAGCACCAGAATGGTATCGTGGCAAGCGGTATCGTGGGCGGTATTGCTATGAACATCATTTGGTTTGGGAAAAGGAACACGGGCAACCAGTACCAGATGGGTTCATAGTGCATCACAAAGACCACAACAAGTTCAATAATTCACCAGAGAATCTAGAACTTATGTCGGTAGAAGCCCACGGCAAGTTACACAAAAAACCAAAAGCAATGGTTCTTTTGAGATGCCCAAACTGTGGTAAAAACTTTACCAAAGAAAAAAGAAACTTGCCATTTAGAAATATGTGTTTCTGTTCTAGACACTGTGTCGGAAAATACTTTGCCCAAAAGGATTTAACAGACGAAAAGAAAGAAACAGACAAAAACAACAATATAATAAGTTATTTTCTGGAATAGTTTAATAACAAAAGACGAAAAGAAACCATCAATTGGATTTAAGAGAGACAAGAATGATTGAAACAAACGTTATTGTTAATACAGATTGCTTTGATTATATGGCACAGATGCCAGACAAGTGCGTGGACTTCGTGCTTACTGACATACCATACGGCGAATGCTCTGGGTTCAACGAAGGCGGATACCGCACATTGAATCGTGACGAAGCAGACAAAGACGCAGACGGTTCTGACTTTGATTACATTAGATACACCGCAGAGTGCATGCGTATATGCCGCGGCAATGTTGTTATATTCTGTGGACGCAAGCAAACATCTGGC